CATATAAAACAGGCCAACATCTCTGCTGGCCTGTCTTGGTTTAACCACCGATACGATAAACAACAAAGGTATCAGCCGCAGTCTTACGGCAACGGAATCGTGCAGATGCACCAGCCGTGGCCGCAGTTGCAGCAGAACCAACGATGGTCACGTTTGTATTGACTGTGAGAGTCAAAGCAAATGCAGCCAAAGTGATGACGCTGAAGTCAAACGAATCACCGATTGCCCACTCAGTTGCCAAATCAAGGTTTGCACCTGTTGGCAATTGAATGTCACGGGCTGAAGTTGGAGTAGCAGTGATGATGCCTGTCAACACGTTGGCAGCAGTTGCCACCATCGAGCCGCCATCAGCAATGTTGGCTGGCGCACCCTGAGGTTGCCAATTGCCATTGTTGCTGATGTCAGGAGCAACACCCACAGAGTAGTAAGCGCCCGATGCACCAGCTTGAATAATCACGTTGGTGGCATTGGTAAATGCGCCTGACACATAGGTGGTGTTGTCAACTGTAGTCAACAGGTCATTGGCTTCAGGAAAGTTAGGGAAACCAACTTCTTGAAACACCTGTGCTGGCGAAAATGCTTGAACAGCGATTTTCTCGCCAGCGGGAACGGCAACAGTAGCTGTGCCTTGTGCAAAGATAACTTGATAGCTCATGGTCGCCCCCTATTAACTCTGACCGAACAACAAAATACCAGACATTTCTGGCTGCTTATTCACCACACCGAACAAGGTATCAAGGCGATACTTTGTCTTCATGGTGTTTACATCGTACTGCTTCTGCATCACCAGCTCGATGCCCTGATCGGTGGAGGCACGCATCACTGCGACACCAGCATCGGACGGGACAGCGTAACGACCAGGCAGAATCTCCAACGCATCTTTTTGCCAGAAGCAGTTGATAGGTGCAGTGACCGAGTTCAAGCGGGTCAAAGTTTCCGATGCGCTAGGTGTCACGATACAGTTCTGGTATTGCAGTTCTGCATCAGTGCCGCCTTGGGCTGAGATGATTGGCGGTGTGATAACGCAAGTTGTCGAGTTTGTGATGCTCACCACACGGAAGGTCTTGGCAAAGCCAGTACCTTGCTTGGTGATGTGATGCACAGCCTCAACGCCACCGATCTGGAACGGTGTACCCACACGCAGATCAGTTGTCGATGTGACAGTGATGGTCTGGAAGCGGTTGTCAACGTTCTGGGTCTCGCCTGTCGCTGCGGTAGAAGTAGCAGTTGGGACGTAGTAGTTGTTTGCCGCAGCCAGGGTGGACATAGTGGTATTCGAACCAGTACGTGCAGCCAAGCGGTTTGCGTAATCCAACTTGTATGTCTCAAAGCCAGCAACCATGCCAACGAAAGAACGCTCGAAAGCGGTGTTGGACTTAGTGCCTGAAAAACTGCGCGACACGGATGCACCGCCAGTTCCACCGGCAATGTTTCCTGCAATGCCGTTGTAGTCACGGCTGGACAGAGCCAGGTAGCGGTCGAATGCTTGCACGCCCTGCTCGTTCATGATGCTGTCGCACAGGGCAACGTCATCATAATCACCAGCAGCGGTGTTCACGGTCACGACCAAAGAACCTTGGGCAGCAGCCACGTTCATGATGGCGATGTTGATGTCAGAGGCCAGCTTCTGTTTAGCAGCTTCGCCCAGGCGACCTTCTTGCAACGCATCACGCAGTTCCAAAGCATCCAGGATGAACGGCACGGACTTTTGGAAGCCCAATGTCGCTGGCACTGAAAGCTGTGTGTAAGCGGTGAAGTTGTTGGTTTGGTCCATGCCATCGTACGATTGCGCGATGTAAGGCTGTGGACGATAGATGACGTTGTTGGTGCGTTCCATCATCGAGCCATCAGTGTTGTAGATGGACACGTTGCGGGACAAGACCAATGCGTCATTGAAACCTTCAAGGATGTCCTCAAAGGCAACGCGCTCTTCTTTGCTGAATGAGTTGCTCATTTCATGCTCCTAAAAAAATTACTTGGATGCTGATCGTTTCTGCGCCCGATACTGAATGACTTTCGTCATGTTGCCAGTACGGGCAGCTTCTTCTCTCAGCCGTTCGAGGGTTGAGTCCACCGCACCTGAGGATCGTCCAGTTCCTGAAACGACACGCTCGGGTGCGGGTGCTGCTCTGCGGTTTGTAACTTTCAATTCTTTCTCCAGTTTTGCGACCGCAAAAGCAAACTTTACGGGGTCTGAGACTTCAGCCAACTCCTTGGCCTTCTTTGGGTTCTTACCGAGTGCGTAAACAACCAGTGCGGGGTTTTCAGCCCCTTGAAGAATCACGCCTTGCTGGGTGATTGAAAAGACTTCCTGGGCCACGGCCTCGGCATCTTCGTAATCCCTGACTCGCAGCTCTGCTTTCGCTTTGCCGTAGCCATCCAGCTTGGCTTGCCATGCCTTCTGCTGATTCATAACTTCAGCTTGTTGCTTGGCGTTGACCTCATCGGCTTGTCGCTTGCGCTCAAACCAACCTGTCAGTGCTTCTTCGTATTTGTCAGCGTCATAGTCGTGATCTTCTAGCTTGGGCTTGGCTCCAATGGCAACTGGCTTGATCTCAGTTGGCTGGACTTGCAGCTTGCTTTGCAGTTCACGGTTCTGGCGTTGCAACTCACGGTTTGTCTTTCGCAACTCTCGTACCCATTCAGGTGCTGGAGTATGCTCTTCGGGAGGTGGCGCTTCCTCTCCAATGCTGACAACTACTTCCTCGGGTTCTTCTTGGTCATCAACGATTTCCGTGACTTCCTCGACATCTTCCTCGACAAAAGTTTCATCGTCCTCAATTACTGCCTTTTCGTTCATCTTTTGACCCCATTAAACTCACCCATTAAAAACGGTGGGTGGCATCCGTTAATTACATTCTCGCTTGTTTTTTATTATCTGACAACAGGCTGCACAATTTGTCCACGCAATATCTCCTGGACGGCCTCGGCGTTTGTCAAGGCCATGTTTTGTGCGGTTTCATCGACTTTGCCCAATGTCTCCAGTGTCTGAGCACGCTTCAACTCGGCACTTGCCACGGTCTCCACAGTATCAGCACGGGCCTTGGCTGCTTTTGCCATCGCTTCCTCTGCTGCCGCCTGGAGGTACATAGCGTTCGGGTCTTGCGGCTTGCCCTGCATCTCGGCCATGAGTTCTTGGGCTTCGTCCTCGGTTGGCTGCACAACACCCATGCGGAGCAACTTCTTGCGGAAGTAGGCGTTTGTGTCACTTAAACCCTCGCCCTCCATATTCATCATTGCCATGGCGGTAAGAACTTGGGCAGTCTCTGGGTCGGTGGTGATCTGGAGCATCCCGGTCAACGCCCGGACAGTCGCTGCACGCTTGCTGCTGCTGGATGGGCCAACCTCGGCAACCACATCAAAGGTGGCTGTGCTGAGATCGTTTTCCATGACCATTGCACCAGTTTCGGTGTCAATCATGGGCTTCATCAGCTCGACCACATTAGAGTCACCAGTTGGCGCAATGGTCTTCATCTTGCGCTTTTCTTCGGTGTAGATGTCCCGAGCCATGCTTAACCAAATCTCGCCGCAGCGTTTCATTCCCTTAGCAAAGTTGCTCATGTAAATGAAAGTCTGCATATCCACACGGGTTTGGATCAACTCTACGGCTTTACCAGACACGCCCGACACCATCTTGTCAGCGCCTTGCGGGTTGCCCAGGATGTCTTGCATGTCCTGTTCGGTGATCTGCAACAGTGCAGCCATAGCGGGTGGGATTGCAGCCGACTTGGTGTAAGCCAATGGGCCAGCCGCTTGGGTGTTGCCATCAGGCCCAGTGATTGGGTTAATCAGCAGATACGGGTAATCCCTTAAATTGTCCTCTGCCCACATAAGCTGGTGACCCGCCACTTGCTCGGGGGTCATGATGGGCTTTTCAATGCTGGACAAGGCTGAGATTTCGCCCAGCTTGGACAGTTGCATGTTCTTCAGGCGTTGGGCATCTTTCGCCAATCTGACAGCGCCCATGCAGCGTTCGATGTTGTCCACGAACCAGCGTTTGCCGTAGACCACCACAATCGGAATGCACTTGCCAGCGATGTAACCAGCATCCTCAAGCACCCTGCCGCCCGACATGATGTATTTGCGTACCCGCATACGCTTGACCCGCTTCTGCCGCACTTCCCGTGTGCCGATGGCCATTAGGGTTTCTTCAAGGGTTTCATCGTTCTCAAAGTCTTTGGCTGTATAGCGTTCCTCAGTCCCATCAATGGCCTCAAAGATGCGGATTGTCTCGGTCTTTTCCTCGACCTTGTAATACTCAGCCACGAACACGACATCAGGCGTTGCCCAATCAAACTCATACTGGTGGATGATCTTGGGCCAATCCGTTGGGTCATCGTTGTAGGTTTCTTTGTAGCTCTCACGGGTCATGCTGGTGACCACAAAAGCATACTTGGCGTCTGACTTGTCCTGGCGCTTGGCGTTCAGGTCAAAGAACACCGAGCTGTCAGCATCAAAGATTGGCTCCATGCGGATGCGCTGGCGGTCATCCTCGTCATTCTCTTCGTCTTCGTAGACTGTCCGCAGCCGCCATGCGCCAATGCCGCCGCCCACGGCTTCCTCAAAAGCGTTGTCATAGGCTTCATCAGCGACCGATGCTTGTTCATCAGCACGATACAGGCCATCACAGACCTCTGCCAGCCTTGCGTTGTCTGTGCCATCTTTGGACACATAGTCCACAGTGATGCGGTTGTTGCGGTATTCGTTGACGATGCGAATGACCGCCAGCATGATTTTGTTGACCTCAAACTTGGGCTTGTTCTCGTACTGATCCCACAACGGGCCTTCCCACTGAGCGCCGCACAAGGAGTAGAACCGCCTGTCTTGCAAGCACTGTAGGCGCTCGTCCCGCAGCGCAGTCTGGATGTCATTGAACTGGCGCAGGGCTTCGGTGTGTAGATTCGAAAGCCGTTGGTCGTTTGAGATTCTTGCCATGATTGTCCTTTGTTAACCGATTTTCTACCATTTGTTTATGGTCGGCAATGGCGTGAAGTTGATCGTTTTGGTCACTGCTGCACGCCTGACACCCTCGCAAGCATATCTCAGTGCATCAATCACATGGTTCTTTTTGTCCTCCAGCACGGGCAGAATTCTACCCGTCAGCGGGTCTGACTTGTAGCTGTACAGGCTCAGTTCGTCAATGGTGTGTATACAGCGAGGGTGGACAATGATGTCGTAGTTCTTCAAGAACTCAATGCCTTCCTCGACAGACTTTGGGCCTTTAACTGCGGTCATGATCTTTGGAAACCCATTGCGTTTCATGTGGCTGATGGTCTCCGGTCTGGCTGAATCTGCCACTATGGGCCAGCGTTCGCTCTCGGGCACTTGCATAAACAACTCGGGCGTGTTGATGATTTCACACCCAACCATGTAGGCTTCGTAGTCGATGTACAGCGTGCGCCCGATGATGTGGCAGCGCACCAGCACAGTCGGGTCAATGGAAAAGCCCCAATCTGCGCCGAGTCGGTGAATGGCATCTGGCGGTGCTTCAAAGTCATCGATCTTCCAGTTCTTGAACACCCTGGCGTTGCTGTTCCGCAGATACTGGCCCATCCAAACGTGTTGATATTTGTCAGGGTCTCGCCGCTTGTCGTACTCCATTTCGTCTTTGAGGACTTGCGGGAACCACGGGTTTTCGCCAAAGTTCACCTTGATGACTTTGGCATCCACAGGTGGCTCTGGGCCTCTCAACAGAAAATCAACCGGGTCACTCTGCTGTCTAGGGTTCCATGTGAACCACAGTTCACTGTCAGGCTTGCGGATTGTTGGCCGCAATAGGTCAAGGCTGGACTGACTCAGGCTTTGTGCTTCTTCCACCCAAGCGCAGTCGTAGCCTTCCAGCGACTTAATGCTGTCGGCGGTGTGGTTTTGCATACCCTGAAAGATGATGGCCCCATCGCCCTTTTTGGACTTGATGACCGAATCCTG